TATGAAGATGAGGATCTTTTTCTTGAAATCTTCTCAGCGAGTGAGCACCACATCATTGAGCAGCAAGAGTTGGTCAAGGATAATATGAGGCGAGAATACTACGAGAGTCAGCTTCAAGAAGACTATTTGAACTACAAACTTGATCACGGCTACTAATCCCTAACACCAAAGACGATGAGTAAAGAAGCAACAGAGTTTTTCAGAAAAGAAAGATTAGCCCTTGAACAAGAAGCCAAAAGGGTGAAGGAGCAGAACAAAGCCCTCGAAAAGCAAGTGGAGGGGTTGAGTAGTAAAGTCATAAGGGTGAGAGATTACGCAACACATCGAAAGGAGTATTCCTCAAATATGAGGGCAATATTAGAACTACTAAAAGAAAAGGAATGAACGAGAAGAAATATTTTAAAGCAAAGATGAGCTTTAAGGATTCGAAAGCTACTCAGCACACGATTGAAGTAGTGCACAACTTAGGCGAAGGCGATGACATTCACAGAGCTTTGAAGCTTTGGCTCACTCAAACAGAAGACTACTCTGTCGGAGATTTCTGCGAGTTTGTGATCAGTAAGTCACCGGAAGAATTTATTTGTCTAACGATTCCAGAATGGGATTACTTAATCAAACAAGAATGAGCGAGAACAAACTTCAAGCCGAGTGCTATCAATGGGCTTACAACACCTTTCCAGAAGTGAGAGGGCTGCTCTATCACAACTTCAACAATCCTAAGAACGCTATTCAAGGCGCACAGTTGAAAGCTGTCGGACTTGTCAAAGGAGTTGCTGATCTCACATTTCTCTGGCAAGGTCAAGCGTATTTCTTCGAGCTAAAAACGGAGACAGGAAAGCAGTCAAAGGATCAATTTGAGTGGCAGATGAAAGTGGGCGGGCATGGATTTCCTTATCTCATTGTTAGACGCTTTGAGCATTTCAAGCAGTTGTTTGAAGAAATCATCTACCATGGAAATTGAAGAAGAGAAAGCTCCAGTGATAAGAGCTTACAGCTACAACACTGCGACTGAGAATAGAAGAGCCAGGAGAAGCATTCGAAAGGAAGAGAGATACTATCTGACGAAATACACTGAGCTGACAACTGGATTCTTGAAGATGATATTCGATGAAAAGAGTCGGCTCTCTTATGATATCCTCTATCAGAATTTCCTTGACTTACATGAAGAGCTTGTCGCTCATTGTGTTGTGGTGAAGAAATTCAGGTGGCTAAAATTCAATCCTGATTTTGTTCCGGCTGTTTTCAAGCCAATCGAAAAAAAGTAGTCATAGTATGAAGCTCACGAAAGAACAAGAAGAGATGGTGATCAGCTTAGAGCCTTTCACTCTCTCGAACGGAGATACTTACAAAGTTTGGGGAACAATCGGCTCTCCTCATATGCATCAAGTAGCAAACCTCAACACAGGAGAATCAAGAGAAGTTTCTCACAAGGTTGTCAAGAAATGGCAGCGAGAAGCTATCAAATAAAATATTAGTATTTTTGTTGAGTGAACAATGCTCTCTCAGATAAACTAGCAAAAGAATTTCCTGAAGCACTTGCGCAGAACTCAGGCAACATCAAGAAGACTTGCAAGCAACTCGGAGCTTCTCGGAATTGGTATTACAGAAAGTACAACAACGAAGAAGATACGAGCTTCAAAGAGAAGATCGACGAAGTAATCAACACAACTGTTGAAGAACATCTCGACGAAGCAGAAGAGCAGCTTATCAAGTTAGTTCGCAAAGGAAATCTTGGTGCAGTGATTTTTCTACTCAAGACGCGAGGTCAGAAAAGAGGCTACATCGAAACTCAGAACAGAACTCACAGTCTACCTCCTGGAGTCATTCAATTTAATTCAATCGGAGAAGCTCCAGAAGTTCATGCCAACACCATTTCTGACCAGTAAGCTGTTCGACTTGAACATTCAGATTCCAGAAGGAATCGATTTGACTATCAACCAAGGTGGCACTTCGTCTGGAAAGACTTATTGCATCATGCAGGCTCTTTTTATAGTCGGCTACATGAATCCTGGTTCTGTTATCACTGTCATAGGTCAAGACATACCAAACTTAAAAGCTGGAGCAATTAGAGATGCTCAATCGATATTTGAGTCGAGTGAGTTCTGCCATCAGATCATATCTCACTACAATAAGAGCGATAGGATTTATCATTTCTTAAATGGATCAATCATTGAGTTCAAGTCCTACGAGAATGAGCAGGACGCAAAATCTGGGAAGCGTGATTTTAGTTTCTTTAATGAGGTGAATGGTATTGATTACGAGGTTTTTGAAGCAATCTATTCACGTACCAAAGTTCATACTTGGGTTGACTTCAATCCTTCGTCTACTTTCTGGCTCACGGATAGAAGGTTTGAATCTCGTGTGGGCGTTAGAACAATCAAGTCAACGTATGAACACAATCCGTTTCTTGATGAATCGCTTGTCAAAAAGATTCGAGCTTACGAGCCTACTCCGGAGAATATAGAAGCTGGAACTGCAAACGAATATCGCTGGAAGGTTTACGGTCTTGGTGAATACGCTCCACTAGAAGGTGCTATCTTTAACAGATGGAAGAGAGGAACTTTTGATGAGTCTCTGCCTTATGGCTTTGGATTGGACTGGGGTACACGAGACCCTTTTGCATTGATGAAAGTAGCAATCGACTCAAAGAAGCGAATCATTTACGTCAAACAGATATGCTATCAAGAAGGACTTGCAATGTCTAATATCAAAAAGATAATGGCTCGAAATGTCACTGATGAGTTGGTTGTAGCTGATTCAGCAGATCTTAGAGGACGTATTGATTTAATGGAAGACGGCTACAATATTTTTCCAGCTCACAAGCAAGGAATTGGTGGCATTGTTTCTCGGATTCGTGCAATCATGGACTACCTCATCATCATTGAAGACTCCCCTGATTTAGAGCGTGAGTTGATCAATTACGTTTGGATTGATAAGCGTGGAGAAATACCGATTGACAAGTTCAATCATGCTCTCGATGCGATTGCTTATTATTTTACACATATTCGTTTACAAGGAAATACTTAATTTTGCAACATGGCCTCATCATTTAGAAGCTTCCTTCGAGGACTTCGACACCCGTCTAAGCAGTTTCAATCATTTTTCTACGAGATCGGGAAGCCGTTTGAATTCAATCGAGTCTCGAACAGCGAAGCAATCAATCAAGGCTTTCTTTCAAATTCAGAATTTTTCTCGATAGTCGATAAGATTGCAAAAGATTGTTCTGCTGTTCCTATTCAAGTTCTGCGAAACGATGAAGAAATTGAAGAAGGTGAATTGTATCAAGCTATTAACTTTCCAAACTCTGAGCAGAGCAGACAACAACTTTGGTATGAGATTTTTGTCTACTTGCTTTCGACTGGAGATTCTTTTATCTGGAGAGAAAAAGAATCGCTTGGATTTGTTTCCACTTCGATGAAGACTCTTCCTTGCCAGAATGTGGAAGTTGTTAAAAGCAAAGAGGACTCAATCCTTGCTACAGTAGAGAAATACAAATTTGAATACGGACAAGAAAGAGTCGACATTCTTCCAGAGGAGATGATTCACTTGAGATACTTTGATCCAAGTTCAATAGGAAGAGCATTGAATGACGGCTTGTCTCCTATGCAAGCTGGAGCTGCTGTCTTGCTTGCTTCGAATAATCTTCAGATTGCAGAAGCTTCAATCTTCGAGAATCGAGGTACAAGCGCAATCATCTCAGCTGGAAAAGCTGAGATTCCTATGATGCCAAAAGACCAGAAGAATCTTGACAAAGGTTTGAATAATCGAATGGGAGGGGCGCACAGGACAAACAGTGTTATCACAACCAGCGGTGATATTAAAGTCCATCAGCTTGGAATGTCTTCTTCTGATATGAAGCTCCTTGAAAGCAAGATGGAACACCTTCGTCAGATTTGTAGATTGTTTGGAACTCCATCAATTCTTTACGGAGATCCTAAAGCAAGCACCTACAACAACATGAAAGAAGCTATGAAAGCTCACTACTCTGGAGCTGTTCTCCCCAATGTTGAGCTTCTTTTGAGTACACTCAACAGAACTCTTGTTCGAGAAATCAATGAAAGAAGCACAGCAACTTTCAGCTTGAAGATTAACAAGAAAGAAATCGAAGCTTTGAATCCATCTCAAGAAGAGATGCACGAACAAATCCGTCAAGACGTACAAAAGAGAATCTTGACTCCGAATGAAGCTCGTGAAATGATTTACAATCTTGAAGAAATTGAAGGAGGAGATCAGTTGAATCCAGTCAAAATATCAAATTCGAATACCGATGGAAATTAAGAAAACAGAAAACCAATACAAAGAGAAGACTCTTTCAGCTGCTCTAGGTATGGAGTTGAAAGCTGAAGGCGATAGCCGTTCGGTGAAAGGATATTTCTCTGCCTTCAACGTGATCGATTCAGATGGAGACATGATCATGCCTGGAGCTTTTTCCAAATCTATCAATGATCGTGGCCCGCTAAGTTCTGGAAATCGAAAGATTGCTCATCTTGCTTTTCACGATACCCGCAGACCAGTTGGAACGATTACAGAGCTGAAAGAAGATGAGAAAGGCTTGTACTTCGAATCAACTATCGGAACTCACACAGAAGGCGAAAACGCTTGGAAAATGTATAAAGAAGGCGTAATTCGAGAGCACTCGATTGGATTTCGCTACTTGTGGGACAAAGCGGAGTTCGTTTCAGTAGAAGAAGAAAAGATCGACGCTCTTCTTGCTGCTTATCCTGGCAGTGATGTTGAAGCAGTCAAAACTCATGGAGGCTACTACAAACTGAATGAGGTGAAACTCTATGAAGGTTCTTTTGTAACCTTCGGAGCGAATCCAGAGACTCCAAACGAAACAAAATCTGAAGAGGAAATCAAGCAACTTTTAGAAGAGCTTGAAGAGAAATCAAACCTCTTTTTATCAGATTTGAAAAAAATAACTAGCGCAGATCCTGTGAAAGAACAAGAATTTTTGCAACTTTTGCACAGTTATAAGTCACTTGCACTTCAAAAGCCGTCTGTAAAAGACACTCGAAAAGAGGAAGCCGACGAACCGAAATCAACATTTTTATCATTCATTAAATAATTTTTTCAATCGTGAAAAAGAAATTCGAAACTTTCCTAACGGAAAAAGGAATCACTTCTGAGGAGTTCGGTAAAAAGTCGGCTGACGAACAGTCTGAACTTTGGGCTGACTTCATCGAAGTGCAAATCAAAGCTCAAACCGAGCTTGTAGAAAAAAAAGCCTCAAAAGAGGAGATTGCAGAACTCATCCGTGAAAAAGATGAAGCTCGTGCTGAAGAGATGAAAGCCATCAAATCAGCAATGAAGGAGCAAGGTGAAGCAATGAGGTCAATGAGCTTGAAGCTAGTTTCTTCAGAAGGTTCATCAAAAAGCCCAATCGAAGTTGCTATCAATGAGAAAGCAGAATCTTTCAAGAAAGAGATTGGCGAGAAGCGTGGAAGCGTTGAGTTCAACATCAAAGCAAATGTTACTGCTGCGAGTGTTGTAAGCAGCACAGATGCTCTTCGACTCAACTCAATCGGTCAGCTTGGTCATGTGAAGCTTTCAGTCAAAGACGTATTTGGAACTGTTCCAGTAGGCTCAGAGTCTAATGGCGTTGTTCGATACTCTGACTGGACTGAAGGCTCTATCGTTCGAGCGGCTGCTGCCGTTGCTGAAGGAGCTGCATTTCCAGAATCAACTGCTGTCTGGACTGAGTATTCTTTGAGTCTTGCTAAGATTGGAGATACTATTCCAATCACTGAAGAAACTCTTTACGATCGAGGCCGTTTTGCTCGCGAGTTGAGCAACTTCTTGACTACCAACATCGCACTTGTAGAGAATACCACCTATGTAACAGCCTTGAAAGCTGCTGCTCCTGCTTTCACTCCACCTTCTGCTGGTATCAGCAATCCATCGAACTACGATCTTTTAGTTAAAATGCGTGAGATCATCATGCAGAGCTACGGATCGAAGTACAATCCGGATTTCGCTATCATGCACATTTCAGACATCACTGACATGGGCTTGACTAAAGATGCCAATGATAATTACGTTATGCCTCCATTCGTTGATGGAAACGGTAATGTTGTTATGGGTATGCGAGTCATTGAAGATGGTGATATGGCTGCCAATACTTGTGTGATTGGAGACTCTCGATATGGTAAGATTTACGAAATCGAAGGAACTACAATCGTCACTGGCTATGTTGGTGATGACTTCAAAGAGGACTTGATCACGTTGAAAGGAAAGCGAAGAGGTTCTTTGCTTATCCGTGAAGCTGACAAGACTGGTTTCTTGGAGTGCACTTCAATCTCTGCTGCTCTTGTAACTTTAGCAACATAAGATGGCGAAGCGAAATAAGCGAGTGATTCAATTCACCACGGATTTCGCAACACGAAAGAAGGATGAGAAATTGGAAGTGAGTTCATCGCTCGCTTCCAAACTTATCCATCGAGACAAAGTTGCGAAGTATGCTGATGAAGCTCCAAAGGAGGCTCCAAAAGCAAAAGCAAAGCCTAAAGCGAAAGCTGAAGGTGAGTAAATTAGATTCACAATTTGGTTAGAAAGGCTCGGGATTTTTTCTCGAGCTTTTTTTGTTTAATTTTGTTCCATGGCGCAAATACTATCAACGACAGACTTCTTGAATGGAGATCTAAAATTAGCACAAGATCAAAACACGAAAGCTGCCATCGCTTCAATACTTTCTGCAGAGAAAGAGATTCACTATTTGAAGCAAATATTCGGCTCAACACTTGGACAAGCTTTGATTGATGATCTTGCTGGAGATCCGCTCGTACCTGTTTCAGCTAAGTGGCTTGATATTTTCACTCCTTTCGACTTCGATAAGAATAGCCAGAATTGGTACTGCGAAGGAATTAAGAGAGCTTTGATGTATCTCTTTTATCTTGAAGTCACAACTGGACAATCTGTTCGTAATTTCTCTTCAGGTAATCATGGAGTCAATCAATCAGCAGTCTCAGCTCAAGGTATCAACAAGCTTGAAATCGTTTTATACAATCGAGGAGTTGAAGCGATTAGCTTGCTTCAGGCTTTTGTTTTGTCTGACGCTGCTACTTATCCAGATTTTAAAGGAATAGAGTTCGAATATCAAAGTCCAATTTAATATGCTACAAGTATCAACATTGCTTCGAGAAGTTATTGCTTCAATGTCAGTGACTTTGAAAATTGATTCAGTTGAAGCTTCTGGCTCAAACTGGAAAGTATATTGTTCCAACACTCAATATTTAAACACGCTCTCTGAGCTTGAAATTGGTAGCGTTCAATATGTTGTTGAAAGCTTTGTTCAAGATGAATATTTGATTCTTGAAGGAGCAGTCGAACCGACTCCAGGTATTTTCGCTCTACGGAATCCGACTTTCAAGCATGGCAAGTATCAAGCTGTTCTGACAGAGCTTTCAGATCCGCAAGACTTGGACATCATGCCTTTGATTTGGATGCTTGAAAATCAGCAGCGCACACGGCCTTCAGAGCTTGATAGCAAAATCGAAAGCGAAGGTCAAGTCAGACTTTTCTTTGCAAATACAGATGACTGGTCGAGAGACACAGAACAGATGTATGAAGAAATCTTGAATCCGGTTCTGACTCTTGTCAATTTGTTTCTTGTAGAGCTTGAAGCGAATAAAAGAACTGGTGATTTTGGTGTGATCGAAACTACAAATCATGCGAAGTTGACTATCGGAGGCGGAGACTTAGGAAGTACTGAAGCTCAAGGAATCTTTCAGAGAACGCTTTCAGGAATAGAGGTGACTATCAATCTTCCTATCATGGTTGACTTTGATTGCTCTGATACTGCTTCAACTCGCGTATGTCCTCAAGTATCTATCTTAGACGCTAATGGTAATATAATTACAATGGTTGACGCAGGCTCTTCTTACACTGTTAGCGGTGGAGGCGGTAGTGGCTTTGTTGAGAACTCAGATTCAAGCTATACTAATACAGTGGCAAGTGGTGCTACTTTAGTGCTGCCTGATATTACAGTTACAGATTCAGATGGTTCAACTTCTTCTGT